TAAAAATACTGTCAAGAGAATCATCAGAATCAACCAATACACAACTAGCAAACTGCCTAAGAGGAGTCCGAATACCAGCCATGATAGGGGTTGGAATATTGATTTTAAATGTTGAAACAGCTTCGTAATACCTTTTGACATAAGATAACCTCTTGTCTTTCGGATAGTTCTTAAACAAAACAGCTGATATCAACATATACATATATTGAGGTGATTCAAATATCTTACCAGAACTTCTGTCTTGTACAAGATACTTATCAACTACTTGTCTTAATCCAGCGTATGTAAACAACATATCTCTATCGTGTTTCATATAACTGTCTAATTTATCCCACTCCTCATCACTATAATATGTGATAAGTTCTTCGTCATACACTTTATGATTTATATTTCGTGTAACGATATCTTTCAATGGTGGATAAATCTTTGAATCTTTCCATTTAGTGTTAAATACACTCTTTCTAATTTGAAACAACAACAATCGAGCTGCTACAAACTGATAATTTGGTGTTTCCAAACTAATCAGATCGGCCGCTGATTTAATGAGAATACTCTGTATCTCTGTTGATGTCATTCCATCATAAAATTGTAAACCAGAATTCATCTCTACAGACGATGCTGATACACCAGAGACATCTTTACAAGCTGCCTCTACCATTCTATGTACTTTATCTAAACTTATTTCTTCTAACTCACCGCTTCTCTTTACGATTCTTGTCTCACTACTCTCAACCACTTCTACTCCAGTCGCTCAAAGCCATCTTTGCTGACAACCCTGAAAATTTATTCTTATTAATAATGTCTTCTATAATATCAGAAGACAAACCATTCAATACCATATCATTGATATCTTTTTCTTTTATAGTCTTTGGCCAAAAACAGATTTCGAATCCGTCTTCGATAACTTGACCCATAAGTTTATGCAGTTGTGGATTTCTTCTCTCGTTATCGAAAACGACCACAGCTTGTTCTGTCGGTACTATCGATTTTAGTTTTGAGAAGTCACTACCAGCGACTGCAATTGAGTTCGGAAGAAACAGACTATCAATTGGACCTTCTGTAACATAAACTTTTTTATTATAATCGACTGTTCGTAAGCCGTAGATGAGAGATTCTTGATCATCAAATTTTAGTGTTAGATATCTAAGTTTATTGTTATTCAGAGCCCTGCCTGAAACTCCCACTAGTTTACCTTGTCTTGAATAGAAAGGTAAAACTAATCTTGGGTCGTTTCCAAACACTCTATCTTTATACTTATAATCCAAAGAACTTAGAGATTGACAATTTTCAATAAAGTAAAGTTCATCCCATCTGTGCTTCGGAATCTTTCTATGGTTCAGATAATCTATTGATACTTGACTATCTAAAGCTGAGACACAACCCACTTTCTTTAGTGGGTCGTCTTTGAATACAGGTGTTGTTGTCTTTTCAATGACACTTGTAAACGAAGGTTCTTTCTTATAGAACTTCTCTACACAATACTCATTGTAAAGTTTAGTGTCGTGATCTTTTAAAAACTTACTGAAAGCTTTAGAGATAGAACAGTTATGACACTTGTAAACGAATGTCTCTTTGAGTTTGAAATGATATCCTCGTGCCTTATGTTGATTCTTCTCTGAATCACCACAATACGGACACGAATGATTAAGTAGTTCTTCGGTTTTCCACTTGGCGTTTCTAAACCTAGAACTAACTAATCGTAAATATTTCTTATCAACCCAAAACATAATGTATACTACTTATTATACTAGCATACTCGTATATGTCAAGGTTATTTCTTTTTGACTTCTCCGGCGTATCCGTCTTTGTCGTTGATGGTTACACTTCGATAATACACGACTACTTCTTGTACTTCTCGAATGTATCTTCTGAGTTCTTGCATGTTATATGACATTAACTCATAGTCTTCTGTAGTTATAGCGAAGAATACTACATCACCACTATTTTGTTTCTTAACATCATCTATGAATTTATCTAAGTATGTGTATCCTTCAGGCCAATTATTCTCTTTACCTAGTTTACATACTCTAATGACTTTACCTTTATCATTCAATAGACCATCAGGGTGATCCATCTTAGGTCTTTTACCTTCTTGATCTTTGACACAAGGATTAGCTATTGTCTTTGAAGAAACTACATGCCACTTCGGATCTTTAAGATCAATGTTTCTTGGCATTGTTGGTTGAATGATATCAATTTCAATAGGTTTAGACGAGGTTTCAATTAATCTCGTTCCGAATGTACTACACCCACTAATTGTTAGGATTGATATCGCTAGTAGGGTCGTCCAGACTGTCGAGCTCTTTGCTATCATTTTCTATACTCCTGAAAACCGCTGATGTAGCATCATTGGCTTGTTTCTCAATCATACCCGGTTTCGCTATCGCTAGTTTATTTAGATTATGTCTTCTAAATATGTCCAAGTATCCGTTCATCTCAGCTTCTATCTGAGCGTTCTTTGAAGATAACTGATTCAAGGCTTTACCTTGTTTCTCATAACTCTCTTTAATCGCTGTTATGGCTTCTTCTTGTTGTTTGATTGCAACTTCTAACTGCATGTTGTTCATAGTTAGTACTTGATTTTCTGAGTACAACCACCATGAAGTTAATCCTAAGATTAATATTATCGCTATAAAGAACTGTTGCATTTTAAAATATCCATTGTAGTAATAGAACTACTAACACACCTTTAAAAAATGAAATCCACAAAGCACTGTACATAGATAAGTCTAATGTATCCATCATTGTTTTAAGAATATTTTCATGCCAATCTTTTACTTTTTGTAATATTTCCATTATGAATTATCCGAAATGTATTGTTTGAGTAGACCAACTGTTGTTAACGCATCAGTATCTTCGTCAGGTATTTCTAAATCGAATTCTTCTTCAACACCCATAACGATCTCTACTATACTTAATGAATCAGCACCTAAGTCTTCAATAAAAGTTTTGTTATCAGTAACTTCTGATTCACTTATTCCTAAATTGTCTGCTATTATTCTTTCTACACTCATTTCATCTCCTGTATTTTTGACATCTTTGAAGTTCTATCGTAATGTTTAACTTCTCCGACTATTGTTTCTGTCATATAATCCATCGGTGAGGCTGATTTTAGTTCAACCATTGTACCGTCATAAGTTTTAAATCTCATGTGTTTGGGTGCACATTTATAAAACTTTCTTACTGTAAAACTTCTAACTATAACATCTACAACTTCACCTTCTGAGTTATATTCAGTTTTAGTTACATGAAGATATTTATGGTCTTCGAAAAGACGCATAAATCGTAAGAACACCCATACAAAGAAATCTTTAATCTTTACAAAAAAGTTCTTCATCTTTTTCTTGCCATGTCTTGAATTCTTCTTAAAATTTTCTTTCTTTTTTTGACTACAACTGTAGATGAATCATCACCTGTACCAGCTATAGCAGGTCCTGTAACAGTACCCATATCTTCATTTTTTGTTGCGGCGATAGCTTTCTTCTCAGCTTCTTTTTCTCTGTCATGTTTTCTTTTTAGATCAGCTCGTTCTTTAGCTCTACTTACAGCATCTTCACCGACATCTAATGTTTTAGGATATCCTTTTTGACCTGGTTTAAGTTTTGGTTTACCTGCAGCTCTTCTTTTACGAATGTTCGCCCATAAACTTTCATTTTGTGTTTCCCATTTATCCATATACTCTTTTACCTCTCCCATGACTAGACCAGACAACTGTTGTACCATTTGTACTAAAGCTGATTGTGGTAGTGTTTGTAACATTTGTAGTTGTTTTTTAGATATACCTTTGACTTTCTTTAAAGCTTTTTGTACATCTACAGCTTCACTCCATTCTTTGAGTTTCTTTTCTCTAAGTCTTGGTTCTTTTCGATTGTAGTTTTGAGTAACTACTGATAAGTTTTTCTTGTCGTTGTTTAGTGGGTTATTATCTTTATGATGTACATCTTTATCTTCTGGTACATCTTTCATTGATCTTCTAGCAGCATTTCTAGCTGCTCGTCTGAGTTTTTGTTCAGGTCTTGAATGATAATTCTCGTACTCTTTCTTATAATTTCTCATAGACATTTTCTGGTGAAGATATATCATACGGGTCTTCTGTATGATTATCACATTTACCTTCTTCGGCAAACATTTGTTCTACTATACCATTATTTATAACACACGCGTATCTCCAAGACCTTACACCGAATCCTAGATTGTCTTTCTTACATAACATACCTAATCTATCAGTTAGTAGACCTGATCCGTCAGCTAACCATTTAACATTTAAAACTTCTTGATCTTTAAACCATTTACTCATTACAAAAGCGTCATTGACTGAAACACAATAGATTTCATGTATACCTTTCTCTTGAAACTTACTGAACATTTCTTCATATCCAGGTAATTGTTTAGTTGAACAAGTCGGTGTGAAAGCTCCAGGCAATCCAAACAATATGACTTTCTTGTCTTTAAAAAGTTCTGTTGTATCGACTGGATCGAATGGTGCTTGTGGTAGGGTTAAGTTGTTGATATCCATAATATACTCCGTGTTTATCTTAAATCATGACCTGAACAGATCATCATTTGATTCTTATCTATGTTATACATGCGAAAAAGAGGTACTCCATATACTTTACCTACAGGTTTTGCACCTGAATGAATAAGTGTGTCTCCTCTTTCAGCATCTGATTCTTCATCTATTATCATGTTTCGTTTAAGATGAAATGTTTTTTCTGTTTCTAGTTTTTTTATAGGTGCAAATTCTTCAAGTAAATCATCAGGTAAAAACTCACCCTCTTTTAGATACTTGAATACTTCTTTATCTAATTGTGTACCAGAAAGTTCACAATGTTCTTTAATTAGAAATAACGCTGCAGCGTATGATGCCAATCTATTTTTACCCAATGGTAACATTTCGATTAGTCTTTTAAGATTGAATACTAGTCTATGTAGAAATGTGTATGATTGTTTTAGTTCTGCTGTGTTAACTTTAACTGACTTGATTCTCTTACCGTTAGCATCAATGATACCTGCTTTGAATGCTTCTTGATCTTCCCATTTGGTTGTTAAGAGTTTGAGTACTCTAAAAGTGATAACTGTATCTATAGCTCTACTTGCCATTTATATTTCTCTCATTCGTTTTGTTACTTCTTCGTCTAATGGAATATCTTGTTTCCAATTTTCATCAATATAACCTAAGTACAAAAGACAAGTCTTTAATATAGGCCAGAATTCTTTTTCTAGTTTGAACTCTAACATTTTAAGTGTGTTATCTACACCAAACAGATTACTCAACACAATAAGATGATTAAGAATCAATCGTTCTCGTAGTTCACCTGACTTGGCGTATCGTTTTAGAAGTCTTTTAAGATATCTAAATCTTCTAATGTCCTCATAGAATTCTTCTGTAGAAGTACATTGAGGGTTGTCATAGTGTCTTATTGCGAAAAGAGTAAAATTCTCCTCGTTGAGTTCTTCAAATATATCCATCATGTAAGTATATAGTACTTACGAAAACTAGTTCAATTTAGCTGATATTCTATACCCACCGTTTCCACTTGATCCGTACTCTACAGTCATAGTCAAGTCTTCTGGTATTGTTGGTGTTAATGCATGAGTTTCAGCTGGGTCTAATTTCTCACCGAACTGATGTACATTTAAAGTAAGTGAACCGTCTTGTCCAAATTCTTGTTCTGACATATTAAATGTTAACCCAAGTTGTTGTACTTTACCTGCTAATTGTGTTAAAGCTGCTTCAACACTCATGTATTCCATGTTGTTGCATCCTTCTAACCATGAATTAACTCTCGTTTTCACATCTTCTTGATCAAGTCTATGAAAATCAGGTGGGACATCACTTGATATCCCTCCAGATCCATGACTCTCTCTTATATAACTTTTAAAAGATTTCATAATTTTTTATCCTATTTACGCTGTAACTGTTAATGAACCAGCTGCTGTTCCAATCGCTGAACTATTAGTAATAGTAGCATTCGTTGAAGTACCAGCATCTTTAATAGTACCTGAGTTTAAGTTCATAGCGTTAGCACCGATTACTAATACATCATCAGCATTTGTAGCTGCGTTAGCCGCACCAATTGCTAGTGAGAATACAAGTTCGTTAGTACCTGTACCTGAAGCGTATGCTAAGTTATGTGGTCCACGACCTGTACCAGAACCTTGGTTTCCGTTAGTTACTGCTAAGTAAGGTGTTCCACTTCCTGTATCTACATCAACTGCTTCGTTAAATCTAGCTCTTACTGATAAAGTAAATCCATCAGATTTATCTGCTGTTGTTGTGATCCATTCTATTTCTGTTATGTCTGCTGAACCCAATGATGTTGTCAATGAACCAATAGCCACTAAAACTTCTGGTGTAGCACTTGTATTGCCGTTACCAGTCATTGTAGAACCTGCTTCGATTGTCCAACCACCAGATGCGGCATAGACTTCTTTCTTTTGTGCTGTAGTTAAGTGTTTAGGCTTAGACTCGTCAGCATCTGTTGCTCCCCATAGTGGCATTTTATTATCTCCTACGATATTTATTTTAATTCTATATGTATTTATACATTTAGAATGTTTAAAAATTTGAGAAATGTCCTTTTATTCTTCGACATCGCTTTAATAACTTGAAGTCTCTGTTGAGGTTTTTGTTTCTCTAAATTTTTAGAGATGTTTTGAGCATCCTTTTTTGATATTTTAATTTTGCTCTTATCATCTAGTTTTATTTCGCCACCGCTACTTAAATCGGCCGCTCCTTTTATCTGAACAAATACATTACGATCTGCTTTGCCTTGTTCTCCTTTGTTACCCTTATTGTTAAAGAATTCTATCGCAGCTCTAGTAATCAATTCATCTTTAGCATCTTTGTATTTACCACCCAATTTGAGTGCTAACTTATCAATCATGCCGAGTAATTCTTTTTCTGTTTTAGCTTTTTGAACTAAAGCATACAATAAGTTATTACCTGCTTGTGTCGGCATCCCCATATCAGGAGCTTTTCTACCTTCATCAATCATTAGTAACTATTCTTGATATAACCAAGTTTTTTCATTTTCTCACGAAAATTAGTTCTTCTACCGTCAACTTTCATCTTTGAAGGATTTTCTTCACCTTCTTTAACACCCAGTCTTTTCATCACAACTTTAATTTGTGAATTGACTGCTGGTAATTTGTCTGACTTAGGTCCTTCTTTGGCAATGATTCTCGCTTTCATCAATAGTAGATCAGAATACTCTGTATATTTACCTTCTTCTACTGATTCTTTCTTTTCACCTTTACCACTCCAATTCTTATCAACATAGTTATAAAATTCTTTTTCTTTATCACCTTCTAACTCAGCTGGTGAACTAACACCGTACTTTTTGAGTGCTGATGCAAAGAACTTTTGATAAGCTGTTTTCTCGTCTTCTGATAATGCATTATAGAATTCATTGTTAAATGATTCATTAGCTAATCTTAACATATCTCTAACTTTAGGATCATCAGATAATCCTTTCTTTAATTTTTCTATAGCTTTGACTGCACCTGTCATATTACCACCGACATATCTTTTGTCGAAAGCAATCCCACCAGCTTGTCTAACTAATTTTTTAGGAAATTTTGCTTCAGATATAATCTGACTAAATGATTTCATGTTTTCTCCTGCATACTTAAATGTAAATGACTTACCAGTGTGTTTATCTTTAAGATTGTAAGTATTCTCACACATTTTTAGAACAGGTCCTATGGCTTTCATACCATCAGGTTTTACAAATTCTACATCTAATTCTTCTTCTAATGCTGTATCAATATCTTGCCATGAATAGTTGATCGGTTCTAGATTATCTTCTGTAACTGATTCTAAAGCTAAGATAATTCTTTGAGTTTCTCTATCTTCAAAAATATCATCAAGTTCTGTTTTATTGTATGTTAAAAATCCAGCTTTACCTAATGTTTTTTCTAGTTGTTCTAACTGTAATTCTTGTTCTGTAATCATACCGAATGAATCACATGCTTCTAGTAAGTCTTGATTAGTAGCATGTCTTATACCGAATCCTTCTGTATCAATACCAACTGCTTTAGGATAAGCTTGAGATTTTAATTTAAATGGTGATCTCTGAGCATTTTCAAAATCTGATTGTAACTGTTCTGTTTGAGACTTACCTAATCTTTTTTGTCTGTCTCTAAATGTCTCTTTACCTTTTAAAGAACTAAGATTTCTTTCTCTCTCTTTTCTTCTTCTTTCTTTTTCAGCAGGTGAGTTAGCTTTGTCTTGAGATCGTTTCATGTTCGCTACATTCTTAGCTCTTTCAGCGTCTCTCATTTTCTTTCTTCTGAGTTCGTCTTTTTCGCTTGGTGTTAATTCAGATTGAGGTTTTTTCTCTAACTCTGTCTTATCTTCATTCTTCATTGCTTTACCAATTGCTTTTCTTCTTTTGTGAAGATACTTATCAGAAGAATCTACATCACCATCATTATCGATATCATCATCAGCTTTACCAACAGGATCTAATCTGTCTTCAAACTTAACAAACTTACCTCTAGGTTTTTTAAAGTTGCCTGGTTTTTTCTTTTGTAATCCTGGTGTCACTCCTTCATCTAACCATTCAGCAGGTACACTTATAATTTTGTAATTTTTAATAGTCATCCACTCATCTAAATGTGTAACTAGAATATCTCTCATGTCCATACCCTTGTTCATTTCGATCTTACGACCTTTGAATGTTGCAAAAGCATATACATTTCTACCAGGACCTTTACCATATTTTGATCTAGCTTCTTCTTCATTCTTAAGTAGAAGTTCTAAGAGATACATATCATCACTAAATGAATCGTCACCAAATAGAGGATCAACACCTCTAGCATATTTCTTAACTTGTGCTGGACTGTTAGCTATCTTCTTAGTTTTTAAAAATTCTTGATTGAGTCTATTTAATTTTGCTCTTGAGTCTGGTATAGCCCATGTACCTTCTTCTAGTCCAACACTTTCTTTAACATACTTCTTTAAATCTCTTACTTGTATGTTTAAAGTTTTGTTTTTTGGGTGTTCAATATGTGGTATTCCACTTATCATCTTTACTGTTAATTCTTGACCTTTACCAATAACTGATCCTCTGTATCTCAATGGTTTACTTAATACTATTTTCTGGCCATCTTTGAATTCATTGACTGATTCTTTTCTTGGTCCTTTCTTCTGACCGTAATATGACTTTAAGAAGTCTTTAGCTGTTGACAAAGGCATTTTGTAATCTCTAGCTAATTCTTTAGCTGTAGCACCTTGTTGAATGTCTATAAGCATGTCACTCATAGCACCTTCACTCATGATTGATTCTTTAACTTCGTTGTATGGGAATCCTTTTAATGGGTCTTTATCAAACTCATGAGATGCTTTTAATCCCATAAATTTATGAGCTAGATCAACAAGAGTATCAATGTTAGCTTTTTCCATTTTCTTTTTGTTAGTGTCATTTACTTTACTGTAAACTTTTTTAAGTAATGATGCAGTGAACATATCAATCATTACACCACTGACTTTTTTAGCACCCTTAGTGTCAACGATCTTTTCGATCTCTGGCATTAGATTCTTTTCAGATATTGTTTGTTCTACAACAACAGATTTATCTTTTGTATATCCCATCTTCTTCGCTTGTTGTTGATAGCGAGTTTCTGCAGGTTGTTTTTTTGTGACTTCTTCGATAGCTTTTCTTAAGTCTTTGAAGTCTGTTACTGTTGTTGTGCCTTTCATAATATTATCCGTATACTGCTACTGATACAGCTTCTACATTAGCGTTAGCTGCAAATAGTTGATCTGTTGGGTCTTTACGAATAAACGCTTCTTGTTGTCCGTCTAATGTAAATGTGCCGATATCTGTACCATCAGCTTGTTCTAATGTTACTAGATATTCTGTTCCAACAGCTGCTGTATTAAATAATCTTACTGTAGTCGCTAGACTTACATTAGATGCTGCTCCAGTATTTGTACCTAAATTAGCTTCAGTACTTAATGGTTTAAAAACTGTCATTTTGAATATTCTCCGTTAATGTAATGTATTTATGTATTTAATAATCTCTAAGATGTGACCCCACCGTCATGATCTCTGTTGTTTTCTAATAATTCAGATCGTATCCGTATTACATCTGAATCTTGCATATAAGCTTCTCTCCAGTCTTCCATTAAAGAATAATAGTCTGTATATTCTTGTCCTGATAATGGTAGTTGCTTGTTTGTTTGTTTATTAACTGGTATTAGATATTGGTGTCTTTTTGATTCTAATTTATTTGATTTATCCCAATCTATTCTTTGAATTGTTTCTGTAGGTTCAGCGTCTGTTGGGAATTCTTTTACAAGAACATCATACATACTGACTGGTTCTTTGTAAATTTCAAGATCAATGTCTATAGCTATTGTCACACCATCAGCGTTTCTTATTATAGTTTCTTTTTCTCTTAATCTTAACATTTTAACAATCTTCTTGAGACCCTCCTGTGTATCTTCCTTTCATAGCAACAGGAAATCTAAATACTCTTGGTACATGATTTGGATGTGAAACAGTAAAATCAACATTAAACCCGAGTAACACCGTTTGTTGATTTTGACTTTCAGATTGGCCAAGCATCCTAAACTCAAAACCTATTTTAGTATTTGATGAGACTAAATTACTACTCGTACTACCTGTTGATATGGCTGAACTTGCGAATGTTGTAAGACCAGTTTGTAAGTAGGCTGATGTGTAATTTACAGATACGGTTGTAGATGTATTTGAAGCTATCCCAGCTAATCTAGCACATTCTGTATCACTCGTAAATGTACTACTCTCTTTTCTATGAGTAGAATTTAATGAAAAATTTCCTCGCATCACCTTCCAAACAAGATCATTACCACTTCTCTGACAATATATCCCTACTGATTGTCTGATAGGTACAAAACAAGCATTTTGTTGAACTGTTTGTTCACTATTGGCTGTTTCATCATGTTGACCAAATGCAGAAGCTGTATTACTAAATAGTATTGGATTAGCTTTAGTATACCCACCAAAGTCACCCATATTTGGGGTAGCTGTATTCATATTAGCAGCTACAGAGGTATCATCTGTTGTTAATGTAATTGTATCTGTTAGTGTAAATGTTTGTCTACTACTACCCGGATCAAGAACAATCATTCGATCACCTAAATCATTAAGACTTATGTTACTCGTAGAAATACCTAACTCTGTAGCTATTCCGCTCATTGTTATGTTAGATGTTGGTATTGCCATTTATTGACCTCTTATTTTTCCTATTCTTTCTCGTTCAGCTTTCTTAGCACCCGGTAATAATTTTTTTGTGAGTTTAGCTATGGCAGCCTTTTTCTTATCTAGTTTTTTACCTAGTTGTATTTTTTGAGATATTGTTAATTGACTTAATGGTATACCACCTGATAATTTCATAGCTACTTTATTTCGAGCTATCATACCTGCTTTCTTCAACATATCATCAGGTCCTTTCATTCTCATAGCTTTTTTCTTTGCTGATCTAGCTCTTTTCTTGGCTGTTCTTTTAGCTACACGACCTCTTGCAAGTCTTTGTTGCATGTTTAATGCTTCTTGCATTTCTATAAATTCTTTAAATTTATCCATTGTAATATTATTTATGTCTTCTCTAACAGACGAATCCATACCTCTTTTAACAGCTGCTATCCATTCTAATGCGTTATTGTTATGTTTTCTTGCCCATACTGTTAACTTACCAGCTAAACTTTTATCTATCGGACCACCATTGTTTTCTACTTCATGAAAATTTCTTTTACCATGTTTCTTTAAATAACCTTTGACAACTTGTGCTTTTTGATGTGATTTTTCTACTATTCTCGGTGGTACTGTTCTAGCTCTCTCATTGTTTCTTTGTAATGCTACTTCTAAATCTGTTTGAATAAATAATGCTTTAACATCATACCCAGCTTGTTCTAACAGTCTATACATTTTAAATGTTTTACCTTGATCACCAGATGTTGAATCAACTATGATACCCATTCTAGCATCAATCAATGATTTAAATCTTTTATCTGTTAACCCTTTAGCTGCTACTCTAGCAGCTTCTCTATCTTCTGTTTCATTCTCTGGCATCTTTAATGAAAGACCTTTTCTTTTCATCAACATCTCAAAAAAACTATCTGAGTTAACAACGATAAGACCTAAACTTTTAAGACCTAGTTGTTTAGCAACATAAGATTTACCACTACCAGGACCACCTGCTAGAATAATTGCTTTAAATATACCTGGATCATTGACACCTTCATCTAAGTCAAGTACTAAGTCTTCTTCTTTGTAATTAAGAATCGATTCCATATTTCCTCTTTGCCATGTTCATAGCTGTTGCATGCATGATTGAATCAGCTTTGTCACCATGTTTTCTTACAAAGTCTGCTCTTTCTTTTTTTAATTCTTTGTACATTTTTTCTTTGTATAGTAAAACTTCTTTCGGTAAATCTTCGGCTTCTTTTATCTTTTTAACATATTTGACTACAGATTGTCCTGGTGTATGTTTCTGAGCGTATTCTCTACCTGCGTCTGTACCCCATTCGTGTTGTTGAGGATTATATATTTCATACATGAAGTCTGGAAAGTCTTCACGAATACCCATACCTTTCTGTACAGCTTTGTATAATTGTTTACCTAGTTTATACCCACGAGGTAGTGAATCAACGAATGTTTTTTCATCACCTACAGAAACTAATTGTCTCATTTTAGAAGCTGACATCCCATCTATACCTTTTGAGTCAGGATCTCTTTCACCTGCAGAGATAACTTTAATTGTTTTGAATTTATAATACCCATGTCTAGCTTTGACACCATTATATTTATTTAGTAGATTATTAAATTCTTTAATTCTGTCTGAACCAACAACCATTTGTATGTGTTCATAACCTTGATCATGTAAATTTGTCACTACATCAAATACAGTTTTAGCATCAGTTCTCTGAACATCAATACCACTAGGTAACATTGGGTTCATAAATTGTCTGATCTGTTTATTAGTTAATGGATTCTTTTTCTTATCTGTAGTATGTGAAGTAAATATCTGTACATCATGACCTCTAGATACTGACTTCATCTTAGCTGCTAACTTCATGTGTCCAACAGTCGGTGGATTGAATCTTCCAAATGTGAATGTCACACCTTTGTCTTTAGCTTCTGTTATCTCTTTAAATGTCTTCTCAACTTCTTCGAATCTAAACTTTAACATTTTTTCTATTGTCTTATCTTTTTGTTTAGTATAATAAGATAGTTCACCAGCAAGTGCTAGTTTGTCACCTCGGTTTAATTTTTGAAACCAATTCATAAATGTAAGATACCCTTTGTTACCTTGAGTCATTGCATCTTTAGCTAACTTAGCTAGTCCTTTATCGAACTTGCCAACATCTTTAGCCATATTTTTAAAGCCTTTGACAGCTAAATTTAAAAAATTGTCTTGATCTTTTGTGTTCATATTTTTTCTATCCGTAAGACTAATTTTGTCTTACCTTTTATTATTCTATGATACATATCTCTAGGTATCTCGAATATTCTGTCTTTCATCAATTCTATCGGTAAACTACCATTGAATTGAAACTGCCATCCTTCTCCTTCTAATACTGTAACTTTTCTGTCTTCTGAATCTCTATGCCAAACTAAATCATCACTATTTACACTAGAATAGAATGTTCTGAGTTCACCATCGTCTTCGTATGGTTTACCAGAAATAATTTCCACCACCTTTTAATCCTAGAGAGTCAGCGTATGACGGTAATCTACAACTCCAATATCTAGCTGATAATTTATCATTAGCTGTATCACAATTATGTCTATCAGCAAATGCTTTTCTAGCTTTTGGGTCTGTTAATTTAACTGATAAATTAGCACCACCGTCTTTAGCTCCAAATGAAACTTTCTTTACTTTGTCGCCGTCTTTAACATAGACATAAAACTTCTTCGATCCACCTTTCTTAGGTTTACCGATTGGCTTGTCTGGTTCTTCTGTTACTTCAACCATTGGTCTTTCTAATGGTACATGCTTACCTTCGTAAAGACCATAGTCAATATGTTCTAAAAATGTTTTCATTTTTTAGCCTTACCTTTCATTTTGTTTTTTCTTTTTCTAGCTGCATCGGCTTTAGGACTGTTACTAAATTTTACACTCGTATCAAATTGTTTCTTTGATACTGAACCGTCTTTACCCATTTTCTCACCAGAACCTCTTTTAATTCTTTCTCTTTTCTTTCTGATATTATCCCACAAACTTTCTGTTTCGACTTCTTCTTTAGCTCTAACTTTTTTTGCTAAATCACTATCGGCTTTACCCCATGTACCTTTACCTTTAGTAATAAAAGAATTGACACGAGCATGACCCCACTGGACAGCTGTTGTCCCTGGTCTATGTCCCGTCTGCCAAGCTTTTACACCTCTTTTGAATACTTGTTTAAGTATTCCTACAGGTATACCTGACTTCTTAGACTTGTCATTCAATGATTTATCTGGATTACTTTCACCAAACATCTTTTTAAATTTTAAAGTATGTTTACTTGGTTTAGTCTTAGCATCATCATCACCTGGTGCTGGAGCAGTACTACCTTTAGCAAAATGTTTAGCTCGTGCTTCTTTTTCTTTCTTACTCAATCCTTTGTAATACTTTTTAGGTTGTGTACCTGGTTCGTCTTTTACTGTAGGATCTTGTGGTTGTTTTCTTTCTTTCATTACTTGTCCCAATTTTTTGCTACAGTAAAGTTATTAAAACTGAATTCCATTTTGTCTACAATTTTAACAGCTTCACCCGTTCTATCTATAGCTACATATCCTTCTGGAGCTACTACTTTCAATCCTTTGTCTGTCTTTACAAATGTTTTTGCTATCCCTTTAGCTGAATCCATTTTCTTGACAATCATTAGTTTAGCTTCTATCAAAAACCTCATGAAGTCTACTACTTGTTCTAATGTTTTAAGTGAACTTTTAATTACTTTTAAGTGTTCTCTTAGTTTAGAATTTTGTACAGGACTATCTGATTTATTCTTTTTCCACCAATTAGTAAAATGTGCTTGATATAGTTTAACAGCATCTTTACCTTTTGGTAATGTTTTTCCTGCTCTTGTATATGTATTTAGATAAGTTTTAAACCCAGCTCCAACAGCAGATGTACCTAAACTGTCTTGCCATTTTAAAAACTTACTGAATGATCCTGAGTTAATTCTATGAAATTGTTTACCTGCAGCTGATAATAACTTAGTCACTTGAACTGTTTCTTTAGCTGTAAATGTTGCTCTACCTGATACATCTCTGTATGTTGCATCGTCTTGCCATACACTAGATGAAGTCTTAGGTATCTTAGCCCCAAACGAAGCACTTAAGTTTTCTATTGAGTCTCCTTTATATGTTGTGTGCCAGACTATACCAACTTTAGCTTTTTGTACTTCTCTACCTATTTCTGAATCAGATTCAACTGCATACAATATTGTGTTAGGTTGAAATGTAATATGTTTTACACCGTTGATAGTTTTAGTAGATGTATCGTCTGTAAACATTAAATCTCCTTGAAGTATCTCTGTCATACCTAGTTTACTAAATTCATCTAAACAAACTTTTAATTTTTTATTTAAGTCACCGTCTGTATCAGCATCAATATCTTCGTATGTATGATAATAAGGTTTAGGATCTTGATTCTTTCTGAACAATGCTTTCTTAGCAACGAAGAATCTACCTGTCTCAGGATGAGGTCCAGCAAAGACAGCAGGAGCTCCGTCCCACTTGACTGTCACATTCAGTTTACTTTTTGAACCACCTTGAAACATATCTCTTAGTGACTGTAAAAACTGTATAGCACCTCGACCACCGGCAATACCGAAGTTTAGAATCTCATCTTCAAGATGTTCTAAATGCAAATTCTTACCTGCTGCTTCTGTTATAAATTCCATTTATTTACCTTTCAAAGCTTCTTTAAATTGTTTAGAGAATGTAGCTAAAAAACTAGGTGCTGATGTGAAGTTACCTTTGTATCTCAATGTCACATCACATACAGCTGTTGATCCAACTGATAAAATCATGTGTAGCATCGCTGCAGTAGAACCCCTATCAAACGCTTGTGTTTTATTTTTATCTAACTTCATTGATGGTTTACCTGTTTTAAATAACTCATCAAGTTTAGTAGTCATTGTATCAACATCTTGATAATCACCTGACTCTATAACTAGACCACTCTTTAACATTCTACCTACACCTGTAACTAAAGCGAAATCAAAATTTACTTTCTGTAATTCTTTTAATTCAGTTTTTAATATCAATCTAATTAGTGTATCAGCGAATAAGTCAGCGTTCTTTTCTATAACATCAGCCATAGGTTTGAATATTGATTTATTTTTCTTCAACTGATAATTAATTAGATCATTTGGTAAAGCTGTGACAAAAGATTGCCAGTTACTTGTACTTAAATTCTTAGCATTCTTACCTAGTTTATCCATCAAATCTTTTCTTATCCATGGATTGCCATCTTTATCTACAGCTATCTTAGGTCGTGCTAATTGAAATCTTTGAGCAGTCTTTACAACACCACTGTAAAATAAATAAGCAGAATCATCTAAATCTTTTCTGACTTTATCAAATTCTTTACCTTTTAATAGTGTACCAAATCCTTTATTGATTAATGTTGGATCACCTGTCGTACCAGATTTCTTTTTCTTTAATGATATACCAATATAGTTATTACCTTTCTTAATAATAAAATCAGATGCATTGAAATCTTTCATACCATATTTTGTGACTTGAAATTGTTTAACATCATCACTCCAAGCTTTACCTGTTAGATATACTTTGTCAGCACCTTTCCAACCACCTTTCTTAGCGATCACTTCTGCTGCTGAGATAGCTTGAACTAAATTACTATAATCATTTTCTAATGCTTGTTCTTCAAATGATGTATATCCTATAACTTTACCAGTCTTAATAACTTTTTTAACTTCTTCTATTAAAGCATCTAAGTCTTCTATTGTTTCGACTGTTGGTATTGAAGACATTGTACATAGTGCAGCTGTCATTAATTCGTTTGGATCTGCTGTAGCACCACCACCTCGTTTAGTGTCAGGTCTCGTTGTCACATATATTTTTCTATCTATGTCTTTGTGTTTGAAAGCGAAGTCTTTTGTTGCTCTTGACGCTGTAGGACTTTCTAATGATAAGTCTTCGTCACTACCAATAATATCATTAGATAATGTAGTAAACTTAACTCTCTCATTAGGTTTGAGTATTATTTGTACACCAATTTTCTTACTGTTAGTTCTACCTGATCTCTGATCTAGTGATACTTCACCATTAATTGAACCTATTTGTTTATCGATATCAGCTACAACATCAACAGCAAAATCTTTTTCGTCAGCACCACTATACTCTAATGATTCAACCATTTCTAATGTTAGATCGGGTTCCATACTTTGTTTAGACATATCATATAAATGATTACCGAGTCTTATACCAAATTCTGTATCAGAAGGATAATGAGCTCCAGCAGTTTGTCTACCTTCACCTATTCTTTTACCTATTTCTAAAATATTACTTCTATGTTCTAATGGTGCTTCATCAGCCACTAATAAAGATACTAGTCTACCTTGTGTAGCATGACCAGAAGGATATGAGGGTGAACCTGCTGTCTTTAATGGGAATGTTTCTAGTGGTAGACCTAACTCTTTTGCTATCGCTATCGGTCTTGGTCTATTATAATGTCTTTTAAGTGAAAGTATAATTGGTTCAGTTTGTCTTCTTAAATCTTTTATTCTATCAAAATCAATTTCTAAACCATATTCATCAGCGTAAAGTTTAAACTCTTTCATGATACTTGTATCATGCATAACTATATCGTCTGTTTGTTTTTGTATTAACTGACCTAGAGAAATTAAATACTTTATTTCATTGACTGTCTGTAAAGATGAATTAGAAGGTGGTGGCATTGATTGCCAATCTTCTAAGTTGATATGTTCGAAAGCTGGAAAAGGTTTACTTAAAGTCTTTAAATGTTTCTTCGGATACTTAACCATGTGGGTAAGTTTATCAAGCTTGGATTTTGGGGTATCTTCTTGAATTGTTTGTAGAAATGATTTCATAACTAGTATTTATGCTAATACTATTTTTGAATTCTGTGCTTACTTAGAAATTTCTCAATTGCTGAGATTTCTTCTATTAGTTCTTCCTGTCTTTCTATATTCTCATGATTCTTCTTAAGAAGAATGAGTTCTTTTTTTGATTGTGTCTTTTTAACAAGAAGATCAACAAGGGATTTACTCTTGATAATTCCCTTGTTCTTCGTGTTAGTCTGAGTTGATGATGTCATTTAACTGTTTAATTGTATTGTCAGCAGTAGTATGTAGTATTCCTATACCACCGGCTTCTACCCAACAATCTATATTTTTATCTCTATCGTCAATCAGAACAGCTTTTTTATGAGCAAACGCTGCTTTTTGACTACCTTTGAATGTAGGTATAACTGTCCAATATGGGTTGATATGTTCTCTTATCCACTCAATTTTGTCTCTAACTACAAGTTCTCTGTTAACAGTACCTGCAGCTGTCAATATTTCTGTATGAATACCTGAATTTAAACACCAATCAGTCAATTTCCATGCATCTGGAAGAGGATCCATCTTTCTAAACATATGCTTAGCTGTCAATTCTCTTTTATATTGATCGTAAACACTATGACCAGCATCATTATTCCAGACTTTTTGACCTAACATTTTACTAATTTGAGATTCAAAATCAGCTAAAACACCGTCCATGTCTAAGAATATTTGTCTTATTTTCATATTTTCCATACTGTTAGTATAACAAAAGTGTACCCGCGGTATCAATCATATTTGAACTCTGATTGTTTTTCAGAACTAATTCTTTTACCTGTTGTAGTATTATCCATTACAGGTCCGATATCAACTAATTCATCTTGTGCTGATTGTTCACAATCATATAGTCTCATCTTTGCTCTATCTACACCCAATACAAATCTTTTATGATAACCCGGATCATTGTATCTATTCTTTAATTGTTTTACCATGACTTGATCAAGTTCTTGCATTTCTTCTGTAGATATCAAAGCAAACATAAAGTCTGCTGTTGCTGGTAGACCAAATGATTCAGAAGTATCTTCTAAACCAACATCAGTTGAAACAAATCCTGTTCTATTAGTTTGTGTTGCAGACATAATTGGAACATCAAACTCAACTGCAAGACCTCTGAGTTCTTCTGCTATAGACTTAATGTAAGAGTAAGTATTCACATTACTACCAGGTCTAACTCTGAATGATGCACATATATTCAAGTAATCAATAAAAATAATATCTGGTGTGAAATCTCTTTTTAAATCAAGTTCTTGTAATAGATGTCTGAAATGTCCACTATGAGCTGTTGCTGTCGGATACTCTTTGATAATTAATTTACCTTTAGTCTTTTCTCTGACTCTAGTAATCTTTTTCTCATACATCATCTTTGGTAGATCATTCAGTTCATTCAATGATATGTCTAGTAGATTTGCATCAATTCTTTCTGCAATCTTTTCTTCTGCCATTTCCATTGTAATATACAATACATTCTTACCTTGAAGTAATGATGCTGATGCACAATGACACATGAATAAAGATTTACCGACACCAGTACCTGCCATGACTATATTTAATGTCTTGTTTGGTAGACCACCTTTACTGATCTTATTCATCAAGTCTAAATCAAAAGGAACTCTTTCTTCTTCACGATGCATAAATTCATATCGTTCATTCCAATCCTCAATAAAGTCATGACCAATATTACTGTCGAAAGAAACAGACAAAGCTTCTCTGAGTATGTCAGGTATCTCACCTGTGTTGCCTTGTTTGTCTTGAATAATCTCAATAGAGTTCATCACACCATTGTATACTGCTCTATCTTTACACCATTTCTCTGTTGAATCAATCAACCATTCGTCAGGTGTTTCTGTTATATCTTGTTTGATCTCACGAATCAATACAGTTGCATCTGATACTAATTGTTGATCCACATCAGTCTTTTCATCAATATCAATGATTAGTGATTCTGGTGTTGGTGATGCTTGATACTTTAAGAAATAATCTCTTATCTCTTTGAAAAGAAATTCTTCATCCCTTTCAGAAAAAAATTCTGATTTTATGTAAGGGAGAGTCTTTCTAGTGAATTCTTCATTCTGTATCAGATTCTTGAGTATCGTCTGTTCTAGTCTGGTTGCCATATTTATATTCTTGTTTCGCTGCTTCGTCTAATTGATCAAGTACTTCTTGAGTAAAATACTTCTCTGGATTGTTATTAATAGTTTTACCAAATTGTGTTGTACCATCAGGTAATTCTACTCTTGTTGATGATTGTTTAAAGATACCATACTTGATTGCTAGTTCTAGTAATCCATAGTATCT